CCTAAGGCTTGCAAAGCCCCCGTGCTCCCATTATCACTAACAGCCCATGTTGAATCCAAAAAACAAAATTTGATTTTGGTATTTTGATTTTAAACTCTGTAATTGATCTACAGTTATTTTATATTTTTCATGATCGTGATTAAGTACATCCATTTTTACAAACTGCTCGGGTGACAGTTTTGCTGACGACCATGATTGAAATTTCATAAATTCAATTACGTCAACATCAAAACTTTTACTCCAATTGTAAAAATCAGTTATTTGATCATGATTGTCAAGCTGAATGACCATTCTATTAATAAACTCAAATTTGATTCTCTTTTTTAAATTTTGTATATACTGCATATTTTTTACAATATCATCAAACTTTCCGCCTCTGCGTAATTTTTCATATGTGTCAGGCACACAACTGTCAGTGGTCACAGTTATATTTTTTATATTATTTTCTAAATGTTTTAGTTCGTCCCATTTACGTGACAATAACAATCCATTGGTTTGAAGCCAAAATTCTGCATTAGGGTATCTATCAACGGGAAAGAATTTTAAAAAATTAAATAACAGTCTACTGGAAAATATTTCGCCAGTAGTACTAACGTGTATGCTGATAACTTTTGTACTAGATCCGCCAAATAAATTTTCATTTAACTGATTAAAAAGATTATTTTTTTCTTCTCTTTCGTCAACAGTCTCGCCCAAAACTTCTGTGCGACAGCTTGGGCAACTTAGATTACATATTCTATCACCGGCTATATAATAGGTGTCAGGCAATTTGATGCTTGACTCGTCTTTATACAATTCGTATCCGTGCACTTGTGTTGGTGTACCGTCAGGCATACGAGTTTGCGTAACTGTCCACTCTAGATCTTTTTTAAGAAACAAGTTGTTATTTACAATCCTACCGCAGGTATTTTCGTTGCAGTAGACGAAACTACCATCTCTAATACTTTCACGTATGTTACGAGCAATAGGGTTATCCAATAATTCTTCAATTGAATGCTCGTAAATATTACCGATTGCAGTAGGCATCCATTCGCCGCAGCCGCACAATCTTACATCACCATTGATGCCTATTTCAATTGTGTTAAATGGATCTAGACATACTTTGTCTGTGTAGTTTTTATTTTTAAAAGTGCGCAGGGGTTTGTTACTGATTGGGATTATCATATATGCTATTTATATATTCTAAAACACACTGGTTTCACGGGATCCGTGCCTGCCTTAGCGGGCTCTCATTGCCCCCAGGAATCTTCATCTGGTGTGTTTTAGAATACCCTCTTGCGAGAGGATATGACGGGGCTATACCCCGACCTGCAATTTTTCTCCTTGTGGGATTCATCCTGCAGTCCGCCCGTTTGAGATTTTAATGATCTCAGGACCTCGTTTCCTATAACATTTTTGCTAAATTATAAACGCTTTGCTTGTTCAGCAATTGCCCTAGCTGTAGCCTCGGCACGTTTTAATTTGGCTTCTAATAAAGCTAACCTTTGTTCTGGTGTTAGAACAGAAGGTAGTTGCTCTTTCAATTTCTTTTTCTCTGTTCTCATTTTCTTTCCTCATTAAAAAACCCTGGGTGTTTAAGCCAGGGTTTAAGTTAAAATATGATTTGATATTATACGTTAACTTAAACCCTCTCCTGATTCACGATCACTTGTAATTGATGTCACGGGCATCGCATTGAACAGTGACCAATAGGCTGCCCCGCCTAAATTGGCTATCAGTTGTAGTTGCGAATGTTTAGTAATGTTTTGCATCATGTTTGTATTGTAAGTTTATTTAGTCCTGTTGTCAAGTATATTTGGATAAATTGTTGTTTTTTGTGCAACAATTTATCCTGTTGCTTTAACTATTCAACACCTTTGCGACACTGTTGATAACTGCTGCAATACGTCCAATATCACGCAATTGCTCTACTGTGTATCCCTCTTTCTTGAGTGTTTCGTAGTGTGCCTTAACACAGAAGTGACACTTGCCTACAATTGAGGCAGCCAGGCTAAATGCTTCAAAATTGCTTTTAGTTGTACCACCATGACTTGCAATAGCATTCATGCGTAGCCCTGCAGGCAAGCCAGCAAGCGCAGGATCATCAGCCATTTCAACGTAGGGATACCATACATTGTTTTGTGCCATGATGCTGGCCGCAGTCATTGCCGCATCTGCATAAACAGGAGCATCTGCTAGTAGTACTGCCAACAGTTTACCATTACCAGTTGCGGCTAGAGCGGCTACTGCACATCCCATGGCCACATCTGCATCCAGTGAGCTGCGGAGCAATACTGCATCCATGTTTAGTTTGGTGTCTTTGGCGTAATCAGGCAATGCGCCTTTTACTGATTCTATAAAATTCATTTTGTTTTCTCCGCTATTTCTTTGTAACCCGCCCAACTTGGGTGGATTTTGTCTGCTTGCCAACGTGTAGTCGGAATCACTGCGTCTCCAAATTCTCTAGCTATCTTTCTAACATGAACGACTGCTTGAGGTTTACTTTCGGGATTGGGTTCAATCCAAAATACACGTGTGGCTTTTACTTTGTTGCGAATATCGCGTAATTTTTCTTCGGTATTGGCCCGTTCCCAATCATTGGTACTAAGGCTAATAATTACACTATTCGCTTCAAGTGGATTATCTCCAAACTTTTTATCCCAACCATGACTGGTGATACCGCCTTTGGCATAGTCCCTGCATTCAGGGCGGAACATTTTTGTGCCAACTGCGATACTGTCGCCAATGATCAAGCAATCAATCATTATAGAGTTTCTCCGCCTACTACGCGGTTACAAGCACACAGTTCGCCAGTTTGTAATGCGTCAAGAATACGCAATGTTTCTTCTGGGCTACGACCCACGTCCAAGTTGTTTACAGTAACGTGTTGGATTGTGTTTTCTGGATCAACAATGAATGTGGCACGTAGTGCGGCACCGGCTGGAGCATAGAATACACCTAGTTGTTCTGCAAGACTTAATTCACCACGTTGTGTATCAGCAAACTGCGTGTGTGTGATCTTGATTAGGTCTTCATGTGATTTTTGCCATGCCAGTTTGCAGAACTCATTGTCTGTTGAACCTGTTAGCAATACTGCATCACGGTCCGCAAAATCTGAATTCAGTTTATCGTATGCTACGATTTCTGTTGGGCATACAAATGTAAAGTCCTTGGGGTAGAATACAATAACTTTCCACTTGCCTGCAAAACTGGTTTCATCGATTGTGAAGAACGCATCTTCTGGTTGTCCGGGCTTGACACCGGTTACTGCAAAGTGAGTTAATTTATCGCCGATTGTTTTCATGATATCTCCTTTATGTGTTGTTTGAAAACTGTATTAGTGTTTCTACTAATATCTTATTGTAATAGTATTTAACAATTAAATCAAGCGATTTAATAGGGTTTGCTCGAATATTTTTTAATGGAGCTTATAGGAAAAATCAATTTGACAAATCGCCAATGTAGTAGTCGGGAGTTGTAAACAGTGATAAACCAATGGCTTGATCAGCCTGTAGTCCAAGACTGTCTGGAGCATACACTGCCTGTCCCAGGCTCTTTAAAAATCTTTTATCAATATTTTTTTCCAGGTACCGAATACCGTTTAACCAATTTTGTCCGGTCTTGATGTCGCTGAACTGATCAATAAACCAAAAATCAAGTTCGCTATACCAATCCAGGGAGGCTTTGTCACTTTGCCAATTGGTGTTGTCCCAGGTGGTGTAAACTATTTCTTTCACTATGGCCTCTTGTGTGTTTCTCGACACCATGTAGCCCTGTTCCCATATTTTTCTATAAGAAGGATTTGTGTTGGCAAATTTTAAAATTGCGTGTGCCTGCTTGGCCAACATTTCACAACAATCAGGACTCCAATAAAAATATTCAATGGTGCTATTATCATACTCGCCAAAGTGTTGTGCAATGGGCGTGATGTTGGCCACTTTGTCATGGAAAGTGAGATACAGTTTATTGTTTTTAATTTTGCACTTGGGCTTGTCGTTTCCGGTCAGTACACCTATATTCTTGAGTTGATCAAACTGTGTTCTCACTTCCTTGATGTCTAGACTGTTGTATCTTGTGTAAGCAGTTGGATTAAACGCATCAACACCGTTGAGCACCCAGGATTCATCCTTGTTTTTGGTAAAGTAATTGAAGATGTTTTTACTGAGGTCGTTAAAGGTAATTTTTGTTTGTGGCATGTTGTTTTTGATCCACTCCAACTTGGCCCTTGTGTGCAATTCAAATTCTGCTTGACTATTCCATGCCTCTTTCACAGTGTGACTATTGATTGTAAATTTTTTACTTGCTTCAAAAATCCAATTGGTAATGATCTCGTCTAGGCGTAGGCCTTGTCTATAAAAGCTCATCAAGATGTTATGACTATCACTACCGCCACTGTAGTTTAATATCACATAGTCATATTTTTCTCGTATTTCTCGTGCTCTACGATCATACAACTGGTCCAGTGATTGCTCGGGTTCTTGGTGCCAGGCAAAACGATCAAATACCTCGTTATTAAAATGCCAGGCAATTGAGGAGTCACGTTGTGTGGCGTACAGTGCCGCTTGTACCTTGCTGAAGAATTCTTTCCCGTCAGTGACGTAGTAGCCTAGTTTTTTATTCATGTAGGATCTTTACCTTGCCACTTTGTTCCTGCCAAAATTTGCTTTGCTCTGCAAACCACTTGCGTGTCTGTGCTTGAGTAAAATCTGGACTGATTGAATACTCCTTGGCATACAACGCCTGCACTGCGGGTGCACGATTGGCCACCCGCAGTAGCTCGTAAATTTCGTTCACACGTTCTGCGCTCATTTCAGTGCTGGCAAATAGTGCAGTGTTCATTGACACATTTTCAAAACCCTTGACGCCTTGGCTGGCAAATGTTTTATATCCCTTGATGTTTCTTGTACCAGTTATGCCCAGGGCATTGAGTGCTCCTGACTCTATAATTGGGTCTGCATCCGATAACCAATTCCAACCAGCGTCCACAAATCGACCCATCACATCCTTGTTGGCTGCTATCAAATCGGTGTAGTTTACTACGGTGAGATTGATGTAAGTTTCATTTAGTATGCTAGACATTAAATTACTATGACTGCCAAAACCGCTCATTGACACTGACACCGAATCGGTTATTTGAAATTCACTCAGTGAGTGGTAGCGGGCACTGGCCAGCACTACAGGAGCTCCCAGTGCTTGAACAAACACCGGTTGAAAATCATTCACATTGTATCCTGTTGCTCGATCAAAATTTGATCTAATAAAAAACGAACTAGAGCCTCCCACCAGTGTGGTTTGTGGATGTTGTTGTACGTAGTGAGCTGCAATTGCTCCGCCGGCTCCGGGCTTGGTGTCGTATACAAATTCGTATTTGCTCTGCATCTTGTTCATTTCCACGGCAAGGGCTCTGAACTCGTTGGCTTGGTTTGATGCAGGATTAAATCCCCAAAGCAAGGTAATTTTTTCTTGTGCCATGGCGGTGAATGAAAACACCAGTAGCACTATGGCTAGTGATTTTTTAAACATAATTCTTTCCGATTAAATTTTTGTTGTGGTTGGTGCAGTATTGGCTGCAGTTGGCTCTACGGGTTCTAGAGGCATTTCGACATATCTTGGGGGCGGAACGTCTTCAAAACGTATCCACTTTACCGGTTTCCAATACTTGGCAGCCAAGTTATTGATTACCAATATTGCTATTGCAATTACTACAAAGCCGAGGCAGGTGAGTATTGAGCCTGCTAAAAATACACTTGCTTGATCCATGTCCATGATTTAGTTTCCTTTATCGCATTGTACAATAAAGTGCGCCGGAAGTCAACGACGTTCTCTACCTAAATTTTCTTTTAGGCGTTGCGCTTTTTTGCGTGCCGCAGTGGGGTTTACCAATTTGTTTGCGGATTTGCCTTGCCCGATGTCGGCAATCTTTTTGTCAACTGCTTGAGCAGTGGCCGAGGGTCCTGCGCTGGCGGGTTCCACATCGGTCTCGCCTCCCAATTCTTTTGGAGTGGGTTTGGCATTACCTTTATAAATTTTAAAACTAAAACGTCCGTGTACCTTGTGACTCATGTAAGTATCACCAGGCAACATGGCCACATCACTGACCACATCCGAGGGGTATTTGGTGTTGAACGCATCCACTCGTATGCTACCATCAGGCAACAGTGTTGCACGGGTATCCACTTGCACCAAGGCACTGTGATTCAATATCGAGCTTGCTGCTGATCCAAAGTCAGTTTCTTTGTTAACTTTTTCGCCCACTCGTTTGGCCAATCCCGCCAGCATTTTGTAGAAGGGAGTGGCCTTGTCGGGAACTTTGACTCCCACGCTTTCCCAGATGGCCTTGATTTTGTTAGTAAACCATTTGACCGGTTTCTCGCCAGCCTCGACCTTGGCTTCAAAATCTCGATAACGTATCGGACTGGTCTTGAGGTCGCGTATGTTTTGTCCCTCGCTTTGATCAATCAGCTTCAAAGTCTCTCCAACCACGATTGGGCCATCTTCAGCGCTGACTTGTCTAATCTCGTCAATGATTTGAATTGTGGTTTTATACTTGTCCAGCATCTTGTTGCTTTGGCCAGCGCGGCGCAAAATATCAACTGCCTCGCTGAGATTACTTACACTGGCAGCTGCACCGCCATCACCCTTGCTGCTTAATTTGATCTTGCGGCCACCTTGTTCCATCAAGCTATCATACAAACCATTGGTTTTGCTCGAGCTGAAACTGATAGTGGCTTGACTGAAACTGCTGCCTTTGAAAAATATTTCTTCGGCCTCGTGTGCATTGCCGTTGTAGCCGCCTTGTGCCATGGCCAAGGGATGCAATATCTCACAAAAGTAATCTCTAAACGCTTCAAAGTGAACACCATCGCCGGGAATGGTAAAGGTTTTCTTACCCGCCATGACAAAGTCTGTGGCCATGGCCAAAGGACCGTCTGGATACTTGGCCTTGATTTGTGCCACAATTTGCTCAGGTGTTTGACTGTCCAGTTGTGTCAACACATCGCTAGGACCATAGCCCATGGATTCTTTTTTACTGCCTTTGCTTTGTAGTGCATAACCACCAGCAACATCATTGTTCTTCCATTGATTTTTACTGTAGGGAATATTAATGGATTTGAAATAGCGTCCCGAGAACAAGGGTTCGCCGTTTTCCAATTCAAATTCAGCTACTCCAAAACCGCCCTGTCGCATTAGATTGGTGAACTGTATGGGATGTCCAATTTGTTGTTCCATGCTGGCCACCATTTGCGGTAGTTCTTCAGCTGTAAATGCTCCACCATCTTTGGGAAAGAAAGCAAGATGTTTAAAATATGCCTTTTCGCCCTGTGGGTTAATGAACATGGTTCCAGGTTTGCGATTGGTAAGTCCTTCGCTTTCGGATAACGGGATTGAGTTGAGCTCGAGTAGTTTAATTATATCACGCATAGTACAGTATTTAGTTCGTGATTTGATATAAGTTCTTGTCAAACCAACTCACTACTAGATCCTCTAGCTTGGCATATCCATACTTGTTGACACTTTGAATCACACTGTTGTTCACTAGGTTGCGCTCGGCAAGATCATACCAAGAGGGGTGTTCAGGCAAATCACTCACATCAGTGGCATATACCCCAGCATACAACCATGGAGTGTCTTTTTTCCTATAAAAGTATGCATCCCTAACATCAAAACCCGAGACTGCCAACATGTACATTAGATTAAGAATATTATAACTGTAGTACTGCCCTGAATGTGTTTCCACAGTCAATTTGTTTTGATACATGTAAGTGGTTTGCGGTATGGAGAGAATCAGCATGCCATTGGTGTTCATGTTGTTGCGCCACTCTCGCAAACAGGACATGGGGTCTTTTACATATTGGAAAACATCATGTGCCCAGATCAAATCAACATTTCGAGAAATTAAACGTTTTTCAAAATTGCCCTCAATGGCAAATACATTTTCGTTTTTTAACACATCGGGTTCGATTTGACTGATGTTTTGATCCACGGCATACACAATATAGTTACGCGGTTCTGGAGGTTCATCACGTGTCATCAGTGTTGCCCACCATCCGGCATCTAGTCCAGCACCACATCCCATATCGGCTATAGCAGTCAAATTATCTAAAAAGCTGTCGTACCCGTACAACATGTTTAATACTTCGAGACTGTGACTGTGACTGTCGTATGCATTTTTAAATAGTGCCATCTGTTAATATATCCAATACTACTGTTTCTTTAAATTTTTTAAGGCGCGGTTCTAGTTGATGGCAGGCTTCGGCTATGTCATTGGGCTCGCCCCAAGCACGTTGTGTTGCCAAATGACTGGCCCATGTTGCACAACTTTCTTTGGCTATCTCGACATCGAGTGCATTGTGATAAGGACGTGCACGGCAACAGGCCTCGTATTCGGCCAGTAGTTCATCTGCACGTTGATGCCAATCCATTATACTACCACATCCTCCATGCCCGCAGTTCTCAAACGCACCACGTGACCCAACATAAAGTTTTTACTCTCTATACCCTTCATAACGCCTAACCATTTGTTGCGAAGCAGAGCCACCTCATTGATAATGGTTTCAAAGTCAATCACTTCATCCTCACCATCCACATACTTTTCTGCATCTCGGCTGGTGAGTGCACGAGCGTATGCTTCCAGATACTTTTGAAAGTGCTTGCGGCGAATTTTGCGTAACTGTATATTCAAATATTCCAATACAGCTTCAATCTCTTGCAACTGATTGAATCTATGCTCGGTGACACCGGGCAAGTTGCTTAATGCACGTTCAACGTTGCCCTGTATCTTGATCTCGCTCTTGGCTAGAATAAGCTCACTATCATAATAGTCAATGAATGCGGGAATTTGGCCAAGATCGGCAACTATCTTGTTGTACCACATTACTCGTCTTCGTCGTTATAGTTGTCGTCTTCTTCCATAACATATTCTTTGAGTGCTTTTTTAAGATTGTTGTCGGTACCACCAAACTCTTGCAAGTCAATGTCATTCAACATATCTACTAGTACACTCATTAGGTTGTCTGCGGCCTCTTGTCGATCCTTGACTGGAATATACTGTTTTAAAATAGTATATGTCTCGCCCAATACATCTATTTCTATACTCATTCTTCAGTTACCTCTTCTGGTTGTTCCGTTGTGGCAGTTTTGGATAACACATGAGGATGTGCAGTAACATCTGCCATCACACGATCCAAACATCCATCATCATTGCGTTCCCATCCCTTGCGGAACTTTTTAATAATTTCGCCATCACTAGTTGTATATACCAAACTGTTGCCTTCTTTCTTTAAAAGGTCTTTACCTTCAATCAAGTCAGTCAAGCCTGAGTAAGGATTCATGCCAGTTTCGTAAGGAATTTTGACTTGTACACTTTCAAACGGTTTGGCGTAACGTGTTTTCATGATTTTACATGCGGCTCTAATACCTTTTACTTCGCTAATCTTGTTGCCATCTTCGTCTTCTTTGAGTTTTAATTTACGCATGGCAACTACAATACTCGACGCATAGATAAAGCCTTGACCGCCTGATATCTTTTCATCTGGGTCAAACATGTCTTGACTGGCGTAAGTGTGATTGGTTGCAACCAAGCCAATGTTGAGGTCACCAAACATATTAACACAGTTACGAACTAGGGCAGTGAGTGCTTTGGGCTTACGTCCCAAGTCACCTTTTAAGTCACCAGCAGCAAACTGATTAACGTCTGTGGGAGTGAGCAACATGCCCAAACTGTCAATCACAAACAACACCTTGGGACGATCGCCCTCGGGAATGGTTTTGTATTCTTTCACAAAGTCATTGATCATTTTGGCAAGATCATCAATCATGGCCATGTTCAATTTCAGTAACTTGTCTTCGCTGGTGTCTACATCCAGTGCCTTTAACCAAGCTTCATCTAGTGCGTTTTCTGTATCAATCAGGATAACATAAATGCCCTGTGCTTGTGCATTTTTAATCAAGTTACCTGAACAGATAAAACTTTTACCTGCGCCCGATTCCCCGGCAAACACAGTCACCTTGCCCATCGGGATGCCTCGATTAAAGTCGCCCGAGATCAGATAGTTCAATGCATAGTTGTTGGTACTGATCCAGTCTGTGGGATCGGTAAATCCAATACTGATACCATCAATGCTCTTGGTGATACCTTTTCTAAATTTGCTAACATCAAATGCTTTTGCCATAATTATTTTCCTTTAAGTAAGTTTAACATGTTTTTTGGAATATGTCAACGGGCACATTCCTACAAATTATATCTAAAAAATCCTTTTCATTTTGAGCCTTGGGTGCACAAAATCCACAACGGCAAATGGGTTTTTGGCATTTTATAATTGGCATGCCATTTTGCAATTGCGATTCCAGTCTGGCCAAAATTTGCTCACTGTGTGATAATTCCCCAAGTGGCTCTTGCGCACCACTTGTGCTCATTTGGCAATCTTTATTGGTATAAACCAGACCATTGGCTTGTCTTATAAACAAAAAGAACCAATTGACACTGCAACTCCAACCTTCAAAGCCTTGTTGTGCAACAAAACCTGTATTAGATCGTAAATCGCCGTTTATGCTCAGTCGCCTGCCGCCGCAACACTGCCTGCCCTCTTGTATACTGATGATCTTTTTGGTAAATGTAACGGGCTTGCCGGTCAACTCACCAAACTGTTCAGGAGTATAGGCCCATTTGTCATTGTTGTTGTCCAAGGGCTTTTTAACATAGCGCATGCCATTTGCCGAACAAAAATCCACTATGTCTGTGCATTCGTCCCACAGTTGCGGATGCATCATGATCATACAAGTAAAACGTTTGTTTTGTTCTTGCAGATATTTCAAGTTGTTTTTGAATTGAGTTTTTTGTTTTGGTAAATTTTCTGCATGATAACTCATGGTGAATTCATCAACCAAGGGCACTATACGTGCCCATTGCCGTTGTCCTACAATGGCATTGGTGGTGCAGGTAATGGTGAGATACCAATCGTAGCCTGTATGCTTTTGTCTGCAAGCAGTCAATATTTTCACAATGTCGGGATGGAACAAACTTTCGCCCCCGTAAACATTTATGATGGCTTTGCGTTGGCTGGGCTTTTTGTGAGTCATGTACAAATCTATGTATTGATACATAAAGTCAATGGTGCGTAAGCAATCGTCAAGCGAGGGATGTGCGGTGGTGTTGTCGTGACCGCCTTCCATGCCAGTGGGGCAATAGGTGCAATCTAGGTTGCACAGTTTGGTCAACTCCCAATCTACCAAGAAGCTGGGCACGTTGACGGGATCAAGTGCAAATGCTATAGAATTAACAGTCATATAAATCTGTAAAAATTTTGCGGCTGTCTAGTCCGCGTCTTTGATCAATTTCTTGTAGCTTGGTTAACGACGCCGACAACGATTTGTCAAAGGGCCTATTGATGTGGGCCGATAAATTTCTATAGCCATCTTCAAGCAAAAAGCCGGGATTCTGCGCAATCCGTTTGTGAAGACTGGCATCAATTTCTTTTAATTTATAATCCGGCAAGTGTCTGGTATCTAACCATGCAGGTCCATTGATGGCAGTTAATATAAAACTGTTGGCATGAAACCCCAACTCTCTAAAATGATCAATACAGTCATATATGGCAGAATAATTCAGTATGCCCCATATCATGTTGAAGGTTATCTTGTGCGGCAGTGCTTGAATCAGTTTTAGATTTTCGTTAAGCTCGCTCCAGCTGCCACCATAACGCATGTATTCAAATTTTTCTCCTACACTTTCGGCGCTCACAGTCCAATGCACGTTGCGGAACTTGCACAACAAATCTAATACACGGGTATTGGTTTGACTTAGATTGGTGTTTACTCGCAATGTCACCTCGGGATTGACTTTGAGCAACAGTTCTAACAACTCTTCGTTTTCTTTTATCAGCAAAGGTTCTCCGCCCGCCATGTAGATATTTTTGAGTTGGTGTGCATTATCAAATACGTATTGTTTTAATTCTGCTAGCCTTTCTCGACTGGGTTGTGGCACTTCTATTTTTAATTCTGAGGCCCATTTGCTGCTCAAGGTGGGCCCGCAATAGACACAGGCAAAGTTGCAGGTATTTCGCCAACGTATGTCAATGTGATGTAGATCAAAATTGTCTGGTTGGTTGTATAGTTTGCGATCAACAGATTTAAGTTCTCGCATGTAGTACACACGACTGCTCACTATGTCTAAGCTGGTTTTGTTTTCTTCTAGACTGTAACAGTAACTGCAGGTGTAGGGCTTGTTACGTGCTAGAATTTCTTCTTTGACCTGCGTGTTTTTTGCACCCTTGAGTATGTCAAGCACTGGTGAATCTAGGGTATTGCCAATGCTTTCTTTGCTGCATATACAGTTCTTTACTTCACCATCGGGACCAATGTAAAATCCTGTCCATGGCAAAGGACAAAATGCTTTATTGGTCAATATGTCTTTGGGTGTCATCGTAGTGATATGTCGGGAATAGAAAAGCCGTTGTGTTCTGCGGTTTTGAACAATTGAACTAGAGTTGCTACCCAAGTTGCCGGATCATCAACTCGCCCTGGACGCACAATGGTTATTTCAGGATAGCGCATGGTGAAACGCAGTTGTCGCACAGTATCTTCTAGTGCAACTTTCTGCAATCGGTATGCTTCCATGCTCTTGGGTGCAACAGGTTGTTGCGTCATCATTGTACTTATAACAATGATATGTTTATCTAAATTGGCCCAACGCTTGTGTACTTCTAGCAGTAGTTCAGTTTGTGCGTATCCGTCTTGTGCATTGTTGACAAACACATCACAGGGTTCTATAGCATTGGCAATTTTTAACGTGTTGCGAATATTGTTGCCATCTCGTTTGCTCAACCCAATTATTTCGTGCTCCGAGTATGCTTCAGCAAATGCTTTGCCAATTCCAGCAGTGTGTCCTGTAATTGCTATTTTCATTGAAGTAGTGCCAAGGGTTGATTGTGAAATGTAAAACTTGCTATGACTCTTGGAGTTGCTGTTGGGTTTAGTTTGACAACCGAGTGAGCCAAACGTGAGTTAAAAACTATGGGTTGTGATAAATCATGTAATTCTGCCAATAAATCTAATTTTAAGTCATCAATGTTTTCTTTTGTTTGCCCAAATCTATCAACCATGTGTTTTGTGTTTGCCAATTGTTCTTCAGTGATGTTGTACCAACGATTCACCCAACCAAGAGTATTTGATATTGGTATATTGATTTTTGCAATCACTGGCATTGGGTCAACGTGTAAATCCAAATCATCGTATAAAATTGTAACAGCCGAATCCATTGGATAAAGTTTATACTTTTTAAAAAACATCACAAGCTCGGGAATCTTGTCAATTACATCTTTTGTGTTTAAAAAGCACCAACCTTCTTGTCGTGACTCAATTTTGTCATTGATAAACTGCATCATTTTGATTGATATTGTTTCCAATTGATCGCATTGCAATTCTACAAAAGGTTTTAGCATATATTTCTTAATTGTTTTTGTTCTTGTATGTATGCATCTATAGAGGTTTGATCTTTATTTTCAACACTGAGTACTGCGGGATGCTTTAGGTAAGCGTATTCATGATCTATTTCGTGCTTGCGAGCAAACGCAATTAGTTCGGGCAGTTGATGTTGATTCAACACACTCACAGTGGTCCAAAGATTTAATCTAATGGGCATACTTTTATATATCATTAAATTCTTGTAAAACTCTGTCCATTTAATAGGCCAACGCACCAAGTCGTGTAATTCACCAATTCCATCAAAACTAACAGTCACTGTCACATGAATACCACGATAGATAATTGGCAAGAGTTCTTGCAACACCGTGCTGCAGTTTGTGTTGAGTCTAACGCTTTTTACATTTGGTGGCAAGTTTGCCAATATGTGTTTGTAATTTTTACTGTAACTGGGCTCGCCACCATTTATGTCCAGGTGCACTATACGCTCTAGTGGCAAATTCCAAAATTTATTAGAGTTGTTTACTATAGGAAATACCCGAGATCGCAAGCTACCAATTCGTGTACTCAATCCCTCGTTACAGGTCAAACAGGCACTATTACAAGTATTGTCTAGTACTCCGCCAACAGTCAAATAATCTTTTACAGTTTGCTTTTGATCAAACTCAATTGCGTGTAGTCTAACACTGACGCCGTTTTCCGATTCAGTTTCTTGGCATCGTATACACTCACTGGGCCATGTGTTGTCTTGCATCGATAGCTCAACATTGTGTAACCAAAAACTCATGTCCATGATAGTTAAATTATCAAACTCGGGAGCATTGACCATATGCCCACAACGACTCACCGAGCCATTGCTGTTAAATCTCACAAAGTGTCTTAGCCTAGGACATTGCATATATCTTGACTTCTTTGAATTACTTCATCGTATAGATGCTTTCTATCATGCCGTATACGTTCGCATATTTGTCGAAAGCTAACTGTGGTCCCAATAAAATTTTCATAAATCAATTTATCTAATTCTAAATAAAAATTCAATTTATTATTGTGTGTAAAATGATCAACCAGTGTTTGGTCACGTGTTAGCGTATTCCAAACTGCGTCTGTGGTGCTTTTTAGTTCATCAACATGCCTAAAACGCATCCATGCATCTCTATGGCGTGCTAGATTTACAATCCAATGAAACTGTAAACTAAAATGACTATTTAAAAATAAAAACTCATCAATGAACCGTAATGCCGTTGCTCGATCAAGTTCGGGACGATATCGAAGGTATGTTTGTACTCCGCTTACATAACGATCAAATGGTTCACGCAAGTATATGTCTATCACTTGTATTTGAGCATGTTTGTAATAGGGTACATCGGCAATGGCTGTTTTGGCAATTGTGGTGCTGGCATTTTTATATATAGGATATACAAACTGATTGGGTGTGAGTTCGTATATCTTATATTGATCGGGAAACAGTATTGGATCTAGGTATGCGAGCATGATGTAGAAGCAGGGGAACCGTAACTCCCCTGCTGGTCACAAGTATCTACAGATTAAGTTGTAGATTTACGGTTACGAATCATGGCCAAAATGTCTTCAGCTTTTTGGCTTGATGGTTTGGCTTCTGCTGTTGGTGCAACAACAGGTGCTGTTGCTACCGGAGCATCATCATCTTCTTCAGGTTCAGCTACTGTGGGTGCTACTACGCTGAGAGCAGGTTTGGCTTGTGCCACGGGCTTGGCTTCGGGCAATGCATCTGCATCAACACCGCTACCACCTTTAAAGCCACTGGGCTTGTAGTAGTTGCTCCAACGATCTGGATCGTAAGGTTGTCCATCTACACTGGCCTCAAACATTTCTTTGATTACTTTCAATTCAACGTCTGTAGGCTTCTTGGGCAAAAAGTCGTTTAGGTCATATAAACCATGCTTTTCAATTGCTTCTGCTTCATCACTATTAAGAGCAGTTTCTTTACGTGCCCATGTTGATGTGTTGTAGTCAGCATAACCACCTTTTGAAGTTTTCTTGATGTTGAAGTCAAGTCCAGCACTGTAGTCAGTTGGCAAGTTCTCCATGTCAGGATCCATCAGGGCGTTCTTGATCAAGTTAAAGATCTGTGGGCTGATGATAAATCTACGGATTGGATTTTCTGGAGTCTTGTCGTCTCCAATTGGGTTCTCTCTCACAAATCCTTGGAACAAGTAACTACGCTTCTTCCAGTACTTACGTCCCATTTCCTCAAGATTGGGATCCTTGAACCAAGGACGTACTTCGGCCAAGATTGGACAAGGTGTACCATCGTTCCACATTTCCATGCAGGGTACTTGCACATTAACCATTTTACTATCTGCTTGGCCTTTAATGCCAGCAAATGGTAAACGAATCATTGCACGTTCTACCCAAAAGAAGGAATTTTTTGTATTTGCGTCGGGGAGGAATCTTACGCGAGCCGTTGTGTTTTCTGGAATGTTCCAGTGTGCGTAAATGGCGTTGTCGCCTTGTGTTTTACCGCTACCGCGGTTCTCGTTCGCTTGTAGTTTTGCGCGAATTTCTGCTAGTGTCATGGCCATAATAGTTCTCCTTAATGTATGCCTTAATAATGTGCCTTAATATATAATGCACTCCCGCATTATATAATACTATTTATACCTTGTCTACAAAAACGGAGAATTTATTTTTCCAATCTATATAGCCACTTAAATACACGATGAATATACCTTACAACATCGACGTTTACGATAATTTGGTTTCCTCTACTATACATAGTAAAGTTTGGGAGTACGTACAAAAAATTCCATTTTTTGGAGTTTGGGAAGCAATGGCAGAAGTCAATTTTGAATATACATTATCCAGCCCAAAAAACCCCAATGATTGGATGATCCATCAATCAATGGGCCGTAGACCAAGATTGCATAGAGCACCATTGAGCAGTGATGAAGCAAGTTTGAAAGCTAACCATTTACCAATTTATCTTTTATGGAATGAATTAAATCGAAAACTCGACAATCAGTATGAGCTTGCCGGGAATCCCGAAGGTATGTACTCGCCAATTGATCCACCAGCTCCTGTTGATACTACGTTAAAATCTGGATGGAGGGCCTATGTTAATGCACACT